CATAGAGATACTCCCTTCTTATTTTACAATAAATCGGCGGTATGTTAGCATTTAAATAAGCCATAGTACATTACTTTATTTCTCCCCAATTAGGACCGGATTCGTAGTCTACTTTATTTGGTACTTCTAAGTCAACTGCATTTTCCATAATGTCTTTTATCTTTTTAGCTTGATCTTCTGATTCAATAGAAAAATCAAGTTCATCATGTATTTGTATATGAGACAAATAACCTGCTTTATATAAATCTACCATTGCTCTTTTTGTCATATCCGCAGCAGAACCTTGAATTAATTTATTTAATGCTTTGTATGTAAAAGCTCTACGTGTTGGATTGTTATGCCAATAGTTTTTCTTAGGCTTACCATCTTTATCTTTAATTACATTACCTTCAAAGTCTTTTAATATTGGTCCCATTTCTTGTAATTCTTTCATACGTTCTTCATCCTCTGCTGGTATATACTTACCCCAATCACTACCTTTTAGTATAGGTTCGTATTTTGGAAATCTACAACGTCTTTCAAGTAATGTTTTTATTTGTCCTTTTGTTAAAGCTGCGTTCATTACTTTATTCATTAACTGTTTTACAAATGGTGCTCTACCATGATATTTTTTAAAAAGTTCATCAGCTTTATTTTTTGTTAAATCTAATTCATTCATTAATTTTGCTTTACCCATACCATAAAACAATCCAAGATTAATTGTTTTGGCTTGTGATCTAGGTATGTCTGCCATTTCAGCTACAATTCTATGAAAGTCTGTTGAAGGATCATTTTCATATGAATCTGCAATATCATTTACAGAAGGCAACTCAAACTTTAATGCATAGTGTGCAACAAGCCTTGGTTCCTGTTGCGAGTAGTCAAATGTACCCCACTTGCAACCTTCTTCAGGTATAAATAATGATCTTATCAAAGGCCCTGTATCCGGATCCCTAGCAGGTATTTGCTGCAGATTTGGATTCGAATAACTAAATCTACCAGTTACAGTTCCTCCATCATCAGATCTAATCTGATTTATATCTGCATGTATTCTACCTTTGTGTTCATGTTTTATTATTGAATCAATAAATGTAGTTCTGACCTTGTTTATTTTTCTAGCTTCTGCTATCATACGCACAACAGGATGTTTATGTGTAACAAGAAAGTTTTTAGTAAATGATGGCTCGCCAGTTTTTTCAGTTTTCGAATAAGTTAAATTTAATTTATCAAAAAGCGGTGCAATACTTCTTGCAGCCATTAACTGAATTTCTACTCCTGATTCTTTTTTTATTTGTAGTATTAAGTTTTCTTCTTTTTCTGCCAATTCTTTTTTTAATTGATTGGCTTTCTCAACATCTACCCGCACCCCTAGGAAGCGCATATCGACCAGACAAGGAAACAGATCAGTTTCTAAATTAAATATTTTTTGTAAATCATCTTCAATAATTATTTTTTTAAATTTATGCCAGAGTTCTAAAGTAAGTGAAGCATCTTGTTCTGCATAAGAACCAACTTCCATAGCAGGTAATCTCCACATATCTGCTTTTGCATCTAATCCTCTTTCTTTTGCAGCTTCAATTAGTCTAGCTTCATTCTTACCTTTGTTAAGATAAGTCCAGGACATTGTATTTAAAGTGTAAGAAAATCTATTTTCATCAATCAATGATGCAGCAATCATGGTATCTACTATTAAACCATTGATTTTTATACCTAAATTGCGTATCCAACATACATCGTACATAGCGTTATGAAATATTTTTGTAGCTGGTGATTCACACACATCTTTAAACCAAGATAAAACTTTTGTACGATTTAAGTTTGGACCTATCTCATGTGCTATAGGAAAGTAACCTTTCCAACCATCAACAGCAACAGCTACACCTACAACCTCACCATTACCTATTATGGACCCTGAACCCAGTTTCTTTAAGTCTGGATCACGTGTCTCTAAGTCAATTGCAATTTCTTCTGCTTCCCTTAGATCAGGATACTCTTTAGGTAGTAACCATTCTGTTTGCGGTATGATCATTTCTTTTTAAGATCTTTCATTGTTTTAATTTCTAATTCACAGTAATGAATTATTTTTTCTAAGTCTTGTATGCCTGCTTTATTTTTGTAGCGGCATACATATTTTATAACATTCCCTTGAAAAAAGGAAAGGTCATTCTTAGAAATAAATTCATAAGGCTGAATGTAGAAGTTCTTATAGTGACTCCCGCCTATCTGCTTATCTTGTGGAAACGCTTTATTAAACATATCCTTATCACTCATTTTAATACCTCCATTATGTTAATAACAAAAAATGTTAATGTTACAGTTATAAATATATCTGATGTAATTATTCTCATAGTTGATACCCCGTTCTTTTTATTTTTGCTTTTAGTTTATATAGGTTATTTCTTGCTCTTGTGGTTCCTACATACCAGACTCTATGTTCTTCGTCATTTTTATCTTGACTGCGTTTAATAGATTTAAGAATTTTTTTTCCCATATCTAAACATAAAATTACATTATCTTCTTCCCCACCTTTTGCTGCATGTATGGTAGACAACCATATTCTAGCATCTGTATTTAAATCTTCTCCATTATCTAACATATTTTTTATATATAATTTTTCTTTTTCATCTGCTTCAATAAAAGAATCAAACCAATTTTTATTTTTATTCCATTCAACATCACCAGTGTATTCTTTTATTTCTTTTATAATTTTATCTTCTAATTCCTGATGCCTGGTCCAAGACTCGTAATTCATTGCAGCTCTGTACATAGTTACTGAAAAACTTTTACCCTTATTAGTTTGATAAAATAAATCTTTTCTTTTTAATTCTTCAGCTATCTTTACTTGTCTAGATATGGTTCTACTTAAAATTAACCACTTACCTTTAGTTAAATCTACTTGACTCAAGTTACCTATGGTAAATGATTCTCCCTCAAAATCTCGTGGTAAATAGTGTTTCTCTTTCCTTATACCCATAATCTTTTCAATCGGCTTTTGAGACTCTTCCTGAACGGTTCTAGACACACGTTTTGAGTACTTTAAAACTTTTTCCTCAGCTGGTTCTTTAATAAATCTTTTAACATCTGCACCAGCCCATACAAATATAGCCTGGTCATCATCTCCTGCAAGATATACATCTTCTGATTTTTCTTTAAACACGTCAAATAGTTTCCATTGTAATGGAGATAAATCTTGAGCTTCATCTATAAACACTGCCTTGAATTTAGGAAAGTTTTTTTTATTTTTAGATTTTATGGTTAAATCTACCAAATCATTAAAGTCATATAAATTTTTAGCATTTTTATATTTAATTAAATTATCACTTATATATTTTAAAGGTGCCCACAATATTTCTTTAGTATCGTGTTCCCATAATTCATACTCTTCTTTTACAGTAATACATTTATTAACTGCTTTATGTATCAATTGAAAATAAGGATTATCACAAGTTAGATAACTAACTTCTTCTTTATTATATTTGTCTGCGTATTTTACTTTTACATTTATTTCTTTACCAAATTTTTCGTAATGATAGGGCTGCATAATATCTTCCATATTTATATTTAAATAATTAAAACAAAAAGAATGAAGTGTTTGAAAGTATGGAATTTTTTTATCATCTGCTGGCATTCTTTGTCTTGCAACACCTGCAGCTTTTTTACTAAATGCAAAATAACCTATCTTATGTAGAGGTGTACCTATTCTTGCATAAGCTTTAGCTCTGTTAATTAATCTATGGGTCTTACCAGTTCCAGGTGGTCCATAGTATTTATAAATCATACAATATCTTTTTCTGTTTCAAATTCTATTTCTTCATTTATATCTTCTTCTTTTTCAAAATATTTTAATGGTATTCGTAAAGTTTTTAGAGGTGGATATTGTTTATTATCAGAATCTTTTCCTGGAAATCTTTTACTGTGATCAAACGTAGCTTGCTCTTCTGGATTTTTACTAGGAAATAACTCTTTAATCATTATAGATGTTTTAGCTGATGGTTCTTTCCATTCGTATGTTTTTAAATCATCATAAAATGAACTATATAAAAAATATGCATAGTCATCATCTAATAATGGTCTACCACTTTTAAATGAATTATATTTTTTAGCTTCAGGTTCATTTATATATCTATGTAAATGTGATTTTAGTATATCAGATGGATTAGTTCCTTCTGCAGGTTCTAATATTTCTATTTTAGATTTTTCAAATAAATTTTTTAATATTTCATAAAAGTCATTAGCTTTTATTGTTGGTGGTACTACATGTACTTGCTCCATTAGTAATGCTCTTAATTCTTTCTGACTTTCTATTCTATGCACATTTTTAGCATGCACTTGTTTTGTTTGTCCTTCTTCATTCTCAACAGTAAAATACCATTCAGGTGTAGGTTTTATATTTACTTTTTGTAATGCAGATAATGCTGGCCATACTGGTTTATTATCAGATATAATTCCAAACTTTCTTTTAACACATACAGATTTTACACACGCTGGTGCTAGTAATGGGTCATTACAAGTATGACCCTTAGTATCTTTACTCCAACTTTTTATTTTTTGATTAACATGTATATCTGTCCAATTGTTATCAAACTCAAAATATTTTCTTGCAGCCTCTATAACTTTATCTTGCCATTTGTCTGGATATTTTTTTTTAGCAAACACCATATAATTATATAAAAATCTATCTCTACCATCTTTCATTAATTGTTTAGTTAATATTCCAAGACATGGCGGACCATCTACAAATTCTTCTCCACCACCAGATAATTCATCTTCAATAATTCTTTTTTGTATATCTTTTAATTGCGCTTCTGTTTGTGCATTAGCTGCAACAACTTTTAAAAACATATCTAGCTGCATTTCTTCACCGCTTGGAAGTAATGCTTTTCTTGAAATATTATTGTAAGGTAAATTTATAAAATTACCGTTAGTTTTATCACCATCAGCATTTTCTCCTAATGAAGTTTGTTTTGGAAATACTTCTGTAGTAATTGGAAGTTTAAATAAAAATAAAACCTGTTCTAAAAAATCTCTTATCATTTTTGTTTTTACAAACTCAGTGGTGAACACATATAAATGTAGTCCACCACTCTTCGATAGGACAGGTATTATCGGAAGCTTTTTTTCTTGTATGATGTCTAGATAAAATTTTCTATCTATTGGATATTTATCAACATCAATTGCACCAAACCTAGCTTTACCCTCATCAGTACATGGTTGTATACCAATAGATTTAACACCAGATAAGTGATCTAAATAATCTTGTTCAGTTACAGGTATTGAAGACCACTCATGTGGATATCTTTTTTTACCTGTTTCTCCGTCTACAAAACCTTCAGTTGTTTTGCATACTCCATAATTTCTTTTTAATCCTGTAAAATACTTTATGTATTCCTGCATTTATTCCTGTCCTTTTAATAATTTCTAAAGGCGCTTCCAGTCTCCCTTCAGCGCCTTTGTAGCTACATTCCCAAAGGGAATTAGATAATGTCTTTAGTATTTTTGTTTTCAACTTTATCATACTTAGGTTTAGCAGAACCTTTAGAAACTTCTTTCTGTAGATTCTGTGCCATAGTATAAGCTTCAGCATCCATACTTTTAGATACATCTAACATTTTTACTAATGACGGCTTATACACATGCCAGCTTTTATCACCCCAGTTTTTACCAACTGTTTTTAAGTTGAACACTGCAGTGTATGCTGCTGGTTGAAATGTACCTTGTGAATCTGTTATTCTCAAGTTAGCAATCAAGTTGTTTAACTCTCTACCTGGAGTTAAATTTGATGATCTCATGGCAATAACAGCTTTTCTAAACTCATTACCAACTATAGCAACTACATAGAAATACATAGTTTTTTCTACATAGTTTCCATTAGTTAATCTATATCTACCATTTTTTTCTTCGGTAGCATCTGCAGGTATCTCTAAATGAGTTCCTACCGGAGCAGCAGCACTGTCTCCTCTTTCTTGCCATTCCGGAAATCTGGTTTGAGTGTGAGCAACAACTACATCTAGTCCTTTTTCACCATCAATTAAATTTCCAAAACTAGCAGAATAGATCATTCCAGGTTTTGCACCTTCAACGTATTTTGCGTTTCTTGAGTTACACTCAGGTGACAACTGATGAAGAATTTTTAAAATCGGTGTTGATACATCATCCGATCTTAATTCTTCAGTTCCTTTACCTGAATCAGCTCTTAGGTTAATTGTAGACAATGCACCCGCATTATCTTTTTTTACGATTGTACTTTCTGTACTCATATATAACTCCTATTAGTTAATCGTTATTATTTATTTTTTAATTTAGTCTGACTTCCGTCAAACGTATTAAATAGATCAGAAGGAATCTCATTACCTTTTTCTTTGTAATCCTTCATCACTACTGTGAGTGAAGCGTGGTGAACCTTCTCGTCTTGAGTTGGTTCATAGCCACGCTCCCTCGCAAGGCCAGCATATTCGACAGCCTTGTTATCTTCGCCTTGGCCAAATGTTACTGTAATATTATTTTTTACAATATCACCTAAGCCATTGTCTCGAAGCCATTGTATCGCCTCCGGTTTTTTATCCGCTTTCATTGAGGCACTGTAAATTTTTTTTATTGTAAGTTCAGAACCATCTTGTAGTTTTAAACTTTTTAAATTCATATCTTCCATTAATTTTGGGATAACAACACAACTATAATATTGTTCATCTTTTTTTAAATCTTTTGCACGATCTTCTAGAGACTTAATTTCTTTTTGAAGAGATTTTAATTTTTCTACTTCTTCAGATAATTTTTGTGGATCAATAACATCTGTTTGATCTGGAGCATCTTCTCTTAAATTAATATTATTCATAATATATCCTTTCGTAAAAGATATATAGGATAGTTAGAATATATTGTCAATACTAGTTTTGAAAAATATTTATTTCTAATGGATAATAAGTTTTTTCTTGCCTGTCCCATTTTAATAATTTATATTTTCCATTAGTCATTTCAGAAACAACAGAACATGTTACTCCTATAATTGCAGGATCACCTGATAATAGTAAATAATCTTCGGTTGTAAAATTTTTTAATTTTTCTTTTATTTGAAAAATTAAAGGACCAGGAGAAAAAATCATTTGAGCTTTTGCAGGAAGCATAACCGTAATATCGCCATATTTCTGTGCACCCATTACGTTATATTTTGGTTGCCCAGTTTCCCTATCAACGGGTATATCTTGTACTAAATAAACTTTGCTCATTGACTTTTATCCTTTTGTATATTATATAACAAATTAGAAAGAAAAAGCAAATGAACTACAAATTTAAAACTAAGCCGTATGGCCATCAATTAGATGCATTAAACGCATCTTGGGATAAAGAAAATTTTGCGTACTTTATGGAAATGGGTACAGGTAAATCTAAAGTATTATTAGATAATGCAGCAGTATTATATGATAAAGGTTTAATAAATGCGTTGTTATTAATTGCACCTAAAGGTGTATATAAAAATTGGTATGATTCTGAAATTCCTGTTCACTTACCAGATCATATAGAAAAAAATATAATCCTTTGGAAAACATCAGATAAATCAAAAAAACAAAAATTACTTTTAAATACTTTATTTAAATCAGGTACACATTTAAACATTTTAATTATGAACGTAGAATCTTTTTCATCAGGTAATGGTGCAGAATTTGCTTATAAATTTTTATCTGCACATCCTAAATCAATGGTTGCTATTGATGAATCTACTACTATTAAAACACCTACCTCTAATAGAACTAAAAACATATTAAAACTAAGTGATCATTGTAAGTATAGAAGAATACTTACAGGTTCTCCTGTAACAAAATCACCATTAGATTTATATAGCCAATGCCAGTTTCTTGATCCCTGGCTACTAGATCATCAGTCTTATTATACGTTCCGTGCCAGATATTCTATATGTAAAAAAATTCAAGTTAATGGTCGTCAAGTAGAGATAGTGGTAGGCTACAGAAATCTTGGTGAATTATCTGATAAGATAAAACCTTTTTCTAAAAGAATATTAAAAGATGATTGTTTAGATTTACCTGAAAAAAGTTATGTCAAGCATTATGTTGAGCTTACAAAAGAGCAAAAGAAAGTATATGAACAAATGAAAAAAGAAGCAATAGCTTTTTTAGATGGTAAGATGCAATCTTCAGCTACAGTTATGACACAACTAATGCGATTACATCAAATTACTTGTGGACATTTTACTGCAGATGATGGTACCATAAAAGATTTACCTTGTAGTAGGCTTGCTGAATTAATGAGTATATTAGAAAATGTAGAAGGTAAAACTATTATATGGTCCCACTACACACACGATGTAAGAAGAATTATTAAAGAGATAAAAAGAGTATATGGTGATGATGCTGTTGTAGATTATTATGGTGCAACAGATACAGACGCAAGATCAGCTAATATTAAAAGATTTCAAACAGATGATAAGTGTAGATTTTTTGTAGGCACTACGCATACAGGTGGTTATGGTATTACATTAACTGCCGGTAGTAACATGATTTATTTTTCTAATGGTTATGATTTAGAAAAACGTCAACAATCAGAAGCACGTATTGATCGTATAGGTCAAACACAAAAAATGACATATATTGATATAATGACCCAAGATACTATTGATGAAAGAATTGTAAAAGCTTTGCGTAACAAAGTTAATATTGCAAATAAAATAATGGATGAAGATTTTAGAGAATGGATTTAATATTATTAAGTGATGGTTTATATCATCTTGTAGAAGTTACAAAACAAATGATTGAAGGTATAGAATTATTAGACGAATTAGATTGTTTTGATTTATGTGATATTCTTAGATTTCATATAACAACTTATTATGACTATCCAATTAATGCTCATGTTATGAATGATGAAACTGGTATTTTTTATGGATGTATCTGTAAGTAAAGCGACTATAGTCCCCACTATAATCAATCCCGGCAGCTGAGTGCCCAACCTCCCAAAAAATTACAGTTTTTCAAATAGTATTATTATAATAGTAAACATACCTGCCACTAAAGCAGTCATTGCATAACGCATATGATTTTTAATTTCTTTAATATCGTTCTCTATTCCTGAAATTTTTTGATGAGTTTGTTTTTGCATAATACGACAAAGTTTTTCGTGCGATTCTATTCTTTCCAGTGCTAAATCTTTTTTAGGCATTATGCCAGTCCTCGTTGTCTTAATCTAATTTGTTTCTCTTCTTCAGATAATAATGCATTTTCTGTTGGCGTCAATCCCTGATTCATGGCTCCTGCTGCCGGCATAGCCGCAGTCTGAACCACTTGTGGATCAGGCATTGGTGTAGGTGGTAGTGCTGATTGGCCTTGTGGATCTGTGTCAGGTAAAAAATCTTCTAAATTTATATTCCAATCTTGATATAAATTTAGTTTATACATTTTATCTTCCATTTGATTTATAGTGCTTTCAGCTTGATCAAAGACACTTTTTATATCTATTTTATCAGCTAAATCATCAAACCTTTCTATAACTTTTTTAGAAGGATAAAATGGTTTAAATTGTGCAGAGGTTAATTCATTATATACAGAACCTAATCCTCTTTTATCAAATAGTTCAAAAATTTTATCATCTTTCATACCTAATGATTTTGCATTATTAATTGTTTGTAACATTTTTTTCTTAACATCAAAAGTTTGTTTGTTGGCTACAAAATATCTTTTAATAACATCTTCTGGAGTTTTCATTTCAGTAGGATCTATTTCACTAGTAAACAATCCTCTAGAATCAGATATTCCTTTTTGATATTCAAACATTTTAAATCCTAAAGATTTTTCAGGATCAACTTTAATTGGTCTAAATCCAAATATACCAGCAAGCTCATATGGTATTTCATAAATTTCACCACCTTTTCCAGGTTCTCCTGTAAATCCTTTTATAGTTCTTTGAAAAGGTTGAGTAGTGGGTAGTAAAGTTTTTCCTAAATGAGTCATTATAATTCCAATTTTTTCTGGTTCAGGTGTTTGATCATTATACAATTGTTTACCTTCTCTCGTTCTACCTTCTCTACCCCATATATCCATAAATGCTTCTGTATAAATAGACTCTGATATAAATGGTGATGCAGTTTGACCCGCAGCTTCCGCAATACCTTGAACAAAACCTTTTAATAAAATTTCTTCATCCTCTACACCTTCTTGAATACTTCTAAGTACGGTCTGAAAAGGTCTAGTTAAAGTATCATATACATTATTTTGGGACCAGTTAATATAATACAGTTCATCTGTTTCAGGATCTCTCATATATATTTTTTGTGAATCTTTTGCCCAAGGTGCAACAAAATCATTTGCAGCATCTGCTTCTTCGTTAGATACACCAAACATAGCTTGTGATCCTTTAATTAATCCATAAGGTATTGCACCCATTGCAAGTGTAGTTCCAATTAATCTTTTCATAGCTAGACCTTTCATGGGATTTTTACTTGTAATAGGATTTATTTTACCTGTTAAAGGATCTTTCATATCTTTTATTATTTGTCTAAATATACCTGTACCAGTTCTAAATATTTCTGATGGCCAAGACATAAAGTTACCAAACGGTGACATACGTGCAGCTCTTACAAACTCACCAACCTTAGCATAGTTGGGAATTGTATCTTGTACTATTTGTGCTACTTCTTTTTTAAGTGCATCATCAGATACTTTAATACCTGCTTTTTTGTATGCATTTCCTCTTTGTAATAATTGTGTTTCATAACCTACAATTTTCCAAATATCATCTTCAGCTACATACAGATCTTGCATAATTTTAGCACCTTTTTTAATTAGTCTAGATGTTTTCTTACCTAAAGTATTAATCATAGGTTTTAAAATACTATCAGTTGCAATATTACCTTCTCCAAACCTAACATCTTTCATTAGATTTCTAAGATCTCCAAGCCTTACGTTTGTATTAGTAATACCTAATTCTAAATATTCTCTATATTTTTCTTGAGATATAGGTTTTCTAGGTCCACCAACTTGAACACTACCAAAAGCTCTATTCATTGCTTTTCCAAATCCTGGTCCAACGCTTCCATTTGCTAATGAAAATGCAGCAGAACTTAAAAAATTTCTTATGTGTGTAGGTATAGATAAGATTGTTTTTGCATATTGTGCACCTGCTTTAGGTGTAAGTAGTAAGTTACGCCAAGCCCAAGAAAAAGTTTTACCTAATGCACCTTGACCTTCAGCTTCACCTCTCATCCAGTTTTGAATATTACTTACGTTAGTAAATCCTTCAGCTATTTCTCTTGTAGTGTATGTGCCTGCTAATCTGTTAATTAATACACCATCTTTAAAATATTCTTTTACATAATCGTCCATAGGTACAATATCTGCATTTGGTCCAAAAGCTCTTTTTGCAATTAAGGGACTAGCATGAAAAAATCCTCTCTGACCTAAAGGTGTGTCTGATTTTGCAGCTGCTTTCATTGCATCATCTACATCTAATATTTCATCAAACAATTGATTCTTTCTAGCAATAGTAGATAACCTATTCATTCCTTCAAAAATTGAATGTCTTGCATCTTCAATCTCACCAAATAATTCTCTAAATACTTTCGATCCTTTACCTATAACTTGTAAATCTTTTTTACCACCAGGTAAATCTTTGGTTAAAGTTTGTGCAAATGTTTTTAAACCTGTTGCATCATCAGCAGCTTTAGATAAATTTTGATATGCAAATGTAGGTAATGTATCTTTTCTTGGATCCATTTTTCTAACTTGTTTAATAATATCATTTACCATACCTTCTGCTTCTAACTCAGTAATTGGATTTTTATTTTTAGCTGCATACCTCATGAATAAAGCTTTAGCATTATCTATAGAATCTTGGGTTGGTTTGTATTTAGAAAAGAAACCTGCTTCTGCATTTTCAAATATTTCAAATGTATTACCTATATAATTTTTAACTCTGTTACCCATTATTTGTCTTAAATCTCTAGTAATGCCTACAGGTAAATCTACTTTAGCACCTGGACCAGATGCAGTAATTTCCAATAAATTATTAAATTCATTTCTTGTTTTATTTAAAACTTTTAATAAATTGTCAGTAACAATCACTCCTTCTTTTTTACCTAATCTATTAATAACAGTTTTTTCTATCATATTAGATAAATTAGAATCTAACGGAGCATTTAAATCTCCTTCAAATAATATGTCATCTAAAATTTTTAAAAAAGCTTTTCTTTCTTCAACACTAGATGCATTTAAAACTTTTCTAAATTCTGGAAAAATTTTATCAACTTCTTTATCTATACGAGCTACCATTTCTTCAGAAAAATTAGTATCTCTCATTTGTCTTGCTTTTTGCGTTTGTTTTGCAAAAGCAATTTCTTGAGGTTTAGTGCCTCTAAATCTAAAAACACTACCTAATTTATCTAACCCTCTTTCTATTTTAGAACTACTATAAGCTAATTCTTTTCCCCTTTTAGCTAATGCTTTAGCACCAGCTCCTACACCATAAACAAATGGTGTAAGTAATATAGATTCAGAACCAAATTTTAATCTATTTGCTAATTTTCTTGCTGCATCTTCTGAAGGATCTTCAGTAACTTCTCTATTTAATTCTGTAGGACCTCCTTCAAATAAATCTCCAAACGTTCCTATTTTTTCTACATCAGCAACTAATGTTTCTCCAGCTGCACCGCCTGCAACAATTGCTGCAAATCTTTGTTTACCAGATAATTTATTTAATTGTTTTGTTTTATCTAAACCTTGTTTTAAATTTTTAGCTTTAAAATTTAAATACTTACCAGCTCTTTTTGCTTTCAAAGCCTTAGCTGCCATTGTTGCAGCTTTTGCACCTGCACCTCCTGGTACAGCCACTTGAACAAAAGCTTCTGTTAATTTACCTATAGCTCTTTGTTCTGCAATTTCTTCAAAAGGATTTAAGTCATCAAAAAATTGTTCAACAGATGCTGCTGTATCTGTATCTACACCTAAATCAATTAACTCTGCACCTAATGATACAACTCCTTCACCTACTTTAATAACACCAGATGCTAAACCTGCAGTAAAAGCTGTAGCACCACTAACTTCATTATTTAGTTCTGCGTCTGGTAATTGAATATCTGTTTCATCTATACCTGTATATAGATTTTTATTTATATCTTTTTCGTTCTCATCTTCATCTTCGTCTTCTTTTTTCTTTCTATAAGAACTTCTTAAAGTTGGGTTGTATTTAGGATCATATGGATCGAAAGCCATTGTATCTCCTACTGATCTACATCAATCGGCTTATACCCATTTGACGGATCTAATGTTACAAAATCTAATCTACCTTGTCCAACACTTACTCTTTTTTTCCATTGGCCCATAGTTGCATCATAAAAAATTTGACCTGGTTGTACATTATCTAAAATAGGAACAAATCTAGTTTCACCTTTTTTTCCTACATCTTGATAATCTATTTCTATTAAATTATATTTTATATCTTCAGGAGCTTGCATAACAAAATCTGTAGTTTTTCTAGAAATATCATCTGCTCTACTACCTTTAAATTTACTAATAATTCTATCGCCTGCAGCATTTACTAAATTATCTCTCATTTTTTCAACTTGAGTTTCATATAATTGAGAATTGTATATGTTTTTACTTTGATTTTTAATCATAGCTAATTTTTCTTCATGTTCTTGTTTATCTTTTATATCTGCAAGAGCTTGTAATCTTTTTTCTGCAGTTCTTTCATTTTCTAAATCAAAAGTTAAAGCTTTTTCCATAGCAGTTCTTTCTGCTATATCTCTATTTTCTAAATCTGAAAACAATCTTTCAGTTGGTTCTTGAAATGCTAATGCTGTATTAGCTAATGCAGATCCACCTCTTGTCTCAGAAAGACCTCTTAATCCTCCAGAAATTAATAACTTAGCTATTGGATCAATTCCAGATCGTGGACTTTCTTGTATAAATTCTCTATATGCTTTAGCTGCCTTACCTTCTGCATAGTTTTCTCTATCTTGAATACCAGACATAATGCCATTCATATTAGTTGAGCCACCTCTAAACATAGGTCTTCTAAATACTCTACTCATTATCTTAATGCCTTATATATACCAGCTAATGTTGATCCTACATTCAATGCTGTTTGACCAGCTCCTACATTAGGAGTAGCTACTTGTGTAGTCTGACCAGGATAACCTGCAATCATTTGAGTTACACCTGAACCATAAGCATTTGCTGCTGTTAAACCTTGTTGTAATTGTTGTTGAGCTAATTGTTGTTGTGCACTTAATTGAGCTTGTTTCTGTGCTTGTACACCAGCTCCTAGAGTAGATAGCCCTGCAACTTGAGTTCCTAACATATTTTGAGTAGCTGAACCTAGACCCAATTGTTGTTGATACTGTTGAGCTGCTGCTTTATTTGCCTCACTAAATCCTTGTTGTAATAATTGTGCCTGTAATTGAGCTCTTCTTCTATTAGAATCAGCCGCAAATTCAGCCTCTGCTACACCTTGTCTTGCACCGCCAAAAGCACCTGCTTGCATTGCAGATTGTCCAATACCCGGTAATCCTTTTTGTGCTTGAATATCATAATCTTGTAAAGTTGCATCAATTACATCCTGTTGATAAGGAGACATAAAAGATTTGTAAGCCTGAGGTCCTGTTGCAGCTTGTGCTGCATTTAAAAATGGTTGATAAGATCCAATGCCTTTAGTTGCTTGTTGAATTGCTGCTTTTTGCAGTGGATCCATTCCAGCAACAAATTGTTTCCCAAATGTTTTAGATAAATCTGCTGCACCAAATTGACCAGCGGCTTTACTTAATTGTCCAAGATAATTTTTTCCAGCAGCTTCAATATACGTTGCTGGTAATACTCTAGTTTCTGTAACTGCCATTATACTCTCCCACCTTTTTCTAAAGTTTTCATCATGTCGTACATACGTTGTGCACCTTCGTTAACATCTCCGTCACCCATTCCTCTTACAGCATCAGCTGTAAATACAAATTCGTTATTAGCTAACATAGCAGGGATATCATCTGCTTTTTCTTTTGCTCCAACTGGAGGTATAAAACCACCTGTTTCTCTAAGATCTAATTCTATAACTCCAGCAGGGTTTTGATTTAACATTAAACCTTCTATCCCTGCAGCCTGAATAGCGTTTTGTTCAGGTTTGCTTCCCATAGCGAAACCCATTCTACCACCATAAGCAGATTCTTCTCTATCAGACATAACTGGTTCACCTTCATCTCTTTCAAAAGCTCTTTGCATTATTAATAGACTATTTAAATCTAATGTTTCTATATCCATTCCTAAATTTTTTAAATAATCTGTAAAAGTTTTACGACCACCCTCAGCATAACCAATTCTACCACCCATTGCAAATGGCGTGGCAACACCTCTTATTCCACCAGTGTTTGAATTCTTGCTTAAATCAAATGTTTTATATCCTCCTAATTTAAGACCTAAATTATCTAATTCAGCTAATGTTTCATCACCTTTAAGTTGCTTAAATGCTTCTGGATGATCTTTATAAATAGAGTTTAATATATCACGATATGATGATCTACCTTGAATAGGATCTATCATTCTGCCATCTGCAAAACTACCAAATCTGTTTATAAATGCATCTGTACCTTGTCTAAATTTTTCAAAAGCTGCTTCTTGTTCTTGTGGAGATAAGTTTTGAAAATTTATATCCAGTGTAGGGTCTCTTGGTTTTTGTAAATCAGTAAATTTACCAAAGCCTTGATTTTGATATAAAGCAGCTTCGTTTAAACCTGTTTCTAGTTCTGGATCATTGCTATCTGATTTTAAATAATCCAATACATCTTGATATAATTTATCACCTTCACTTTGTTCAGGTATTGGTCTTCCTGGACTTGGTGTGCCTGTTGGCCCTCCTGGTTGTCTTCCTGGTATAACTGGTGTTATGTTTCCACCATCTCCTTCTGGTAGTTTTGTAATAGGTCCTGTAAGATCTATTGGTGGGGTAGCAGGAGCTGCAATAGCTCTAGCCTGATCAAGTTCTGCTTGATAGAAAGCATCTCCTCTTTCACCTGTAGCTGTTGTAGGTTGATCAAAACGTGCTATTGGACCACTACCTTCAGCATAATCTACTCTACCACCATCTGCATACATATTAACTCTAACAAATTCATCAATATCACTTTGCTTTGCATTTGGATTTAAATTTGAATAATAATATCTTAAATAATTTTCTAAACCTTCTCTACGATCTTCACTGTCGCTTAAGCCATCTTCACCTTCTTTAGGTGCTCCCATACCAGCTAATAAACTTGCTCCACCTATACCTAGAGCTGCTAATCCTTTTCCTGTTAAAGATTTTGATCCAAAACCATCTACTAAACCTAATTTACCTAATAAACCAGGAATTCTTTCTCCACCTCCAGCTAAACTGCTTCCAAAAAGTTTTTTACCAACTCCTCCAAAAAGACCTTTAGCAGTATTAAATTTTCCAGCAAATCCCGCACCTGGAATTAAAGAACCTATACCTACAGCAAGAGCAGCTTTACCTAATGGTGACTTAGCTACTTTTTTAAGTTTCTTTCCAATTTTTTTAACAAAGCTTCCTAAGCCGTATTGTTGTCTAGGTTGTTGCATTCTACTTATTGTCATCGTCCTCCTCGGATGCTGCGCCTAATGGCATTGCAGCTACTTTAATTTTTACTGATCTCGTTATAAATTCTCTTTGAGTTGGAGAATTAGGATCTGCGATATCGTCTTCTGCTTCTTGGTCAGAAGAGTATTCGTAATTGGTATTTTTATTACGTAATACTACCTCAGTTTTGCATTTAAGAACAGGTATTTTTTTACCGTTAATTATAGTATATGATACTTCTGATTCTTCTATAAACATTAAGAAGCTCCTCCTTGTGGTATATAAATTCTTGTTGTTTCTAAAGCAGCTGTTGTCCCACTTATACCAGATGTATTAGATGTTTCAATCTTTAATACGTCCTTTTCTTCTAATACTATAGACCCTTTAAACACATTGGTAATTAATGGTCCATCGAACTCTACATAAGCTATTCTAGTTAAAAGTGATGACGAAAAATCCTCTATATATACAGATACATTTTTACTGCCACTAACATTTACAAGCTGTAGAGTTTGAAATATAGTAGTAGTTTCATCCGGACAAGTAAACACAGTCTCAGGCACGCCAGTTTGTGTTGGTGTATAGAAACCATTTACATATGCATTAGCCATTATGTTCCCCAGCCATCATCTTTAGATATACCACCTTTGAACCATGCATATCTATCTGATTTTTCATTTAGCTCTTGTAAAAATGTAGAATTTAATTGATCGACCACAGACTGTATAGCTCTATTAATTTGTTTTTGAGTTGAAGGATCATACTCTTCTTTAGGTTCAGGTATTCTAACTACTATCTTTGCCATTAAATTAGTCTATTTTCAACTTGTCTTAATACTTCTTTATCAAAACCAGCTACAGAGAATCCAGCGTTTGCTAAGAATCCTTTAGCAATTCCATCACCATTGTAATCTGCAAACTCAATATCGTTAATAAATATTCTTCTATTACTTGTATCTAATGAATAAACAACCGGTATCTTATCAATCTTAACAGATAGCGGACTATCTTTAACCATAATAAATCTACCATCTTCTTTAACATAGTGACTACCAGCAACTGTAACACCTTTGTAATCATGTATTTCATCAGTTGCTTTAAATTGGAATACACCTGTAACTTCTCCACCTTTAGTATTATCTCCAAGTTGTATGTCTTTAATTTTTTTGGTTGAACCATCAGCCATTTGAATAAGAGTGTTTGGATCAAAACAGAAATTACCTTCATTATAAGCTCCACCAGGTCCTTGCATTTGTCCTCCTCTATCTCCTTCTCTATTATCTCTATCAATAGCATCTTGTCTAGCTTTTTCCTCTGACTCTTTTAAAGCTTTTTCTCTTGCTATTCTTAATGCTTCTTGAACTCTTTTTTCTTCTGCAATTCTTGCTCTTTCAGTATCTGCAGCTTTTTTTCCTGTTGATACAGGATCAAAAAAACTATTTTTAATACCTGGTGCAATACCTAATTTTTGAAGAAAGCTTTGACTTTGTTTAAAATCATTAATTTCTTCTTCTAATTCTTCTGCAGTTTTTACACTACCTAATATATCTTTTCTTGCATCCTCAACAAATCCTAATCTATCTATTAAATCTGTTTTTACATTACCTTTATAAGTTCCAGCTTTTGCATCAGCAATTTCTGATGGAGTCATTCCATATTTGTCTGCTAAAGTTTTTTCAATTCTTGCACTTTTTTTATCAAAAGATGCTGCATTAAGTCTATTTGCATTAAGACCAGCCATAACACCTTCTTTACTGTTGTAATTATCTGTTACAATTCTACCTAAACTATCTAAAGTATATCCTTTTCCTAGTAATTCATTTTCCATCAGAGCTCTTTTATTTGCAGGTAAAAGACCTGCAATACCTTTAGCCATACTAATCATTCCCATACCTGGAAGAGCATTTAATGCTAGATTTTTTAATACACCTGAAACAGAAAGATTTTGTTTTGGGACTGCATCCATCATAAAACTTCTTGGATCTGTATAATTTCTTTGAGTTCTTACATTTGGATTATTCATAGCGCTCATATTATAAGGATCATTACGATCATTATCTCTTCTAACTGCCTCTACTATAGGATTGTCAAAAGGAATTGCATCAGGTGCAGTTACAGTTTTTTCGTCTTTATCAAAATCAATTAAAAATGGGTTATTAGACTCATCATAGTTGTCAAATATACCACCAGATGTTCCACCACTTTTATTTTTTTCATTTAAATATTTAATAACGTCTTCGTATAATGCCATTATCTTTTTCCGTCCGGTTGTATATCTAACCTAAAAGTACCAAATCTCCAGGATTCTGAAGCCGAGTCGTTTTCAATCTTTACATTAACAAACCTGCCTCTAGCTCTAGTATCTTTTTTATCAGTACTTGAGTTAATTGTAAAGGGACTTAAACTACTTGTTGTATCTGATTGTTGAGGGTATCTTTTTATAGCTAAGGTTACTTTAGCATTACCATCTAAATCTTTAAAATCAGGTACAAAACGTCTTACTGCTAGGAATATATCTCCTGCTTCTCCACCTTGGCCCTGTAAATCAAAATCATATGATTTAATAAAAGAACTAACAGTAGTTACAGTTCCTGTTTCATCTACTTGATCTGTTCCTATTTCTTGCTCAAAAAATTGTGATTTACCTAAACCAGATTCACCTATTACTGTTGGAAAATCTGCTGTCCCTGTGCTTGTAAATTTTGTAGAAAAAGGTTTAGGATATACACTAGCGTCTAACCAAGTAGTTCTAGCTTCTGTTCCTGTATACCAAACTTTATCTGAATAATTATATACAACATACCTATTTGTAAACTCAGAATTTAAAGATGGATAATACCAAATAACTTCTGTATATAAATTATTTATACCTGCGTATATTTGTTGACCTTTTGTAAGATCAATATCATTATAAACATAATCTTCTACACTACATGGTATTGTTTTTACTGTACCATCAAATGCAAAAAATCCTTTTGGAGACATCCAAAAAGAAACACCATCAACTTCAACAGCAGCATTTTGACCTATTAATCCACAGTTGGTACCTACCTGTTCAAATCCAAATGTAAATGGAGCACCTACAAATCTCATGTTATATAATGCAGTATCGGTCCACACCATTATAGTTTCTTTTGCTCTTAATGTTCCCATTAATTTAGTGCCGTCTTGCAATCTTTGAGAACCTGCTGTGTTTACAGAAGTAGGAGTATAAACGTTTATATTTTCTTGATCAGAAAAAGCTACAGCCATATCATCTTGTTCTGTAGCACTTGGTAATATAGTTCCAAAATGAATTAAGTGTCTTGTTGTAGGTGAAACCATTGTAAATCTAGATGCTGAAGGATTATTTGTTGTTGAAAAATTAGTTGTAGTTTGTGAAGCTCTAACAGTTAAAGGATTAGTCGCTCCTGCGTTCCATGTAAATGTTTTACCGTTTGCAATAGTTGCAATTAATACTTGACCAAAATTATCTAAACTCCAGAGGCCTGGTTCCAGAATCACGCTACTTGTTGTAGATGCGGTTCCCCATGTACTATTACCCCAAGTATTTGTTCCCCAACCATAACCTGATGTCTGTGTTTGAGGTCCAACAACTTCATACGGGGTTACGGTTATGCTACCACCGGGTCCAGCTGCTCCTGTTGCATTAGAACTTTGTGTAATTACAAAATTATTTACATCAGTAACAGAGGTTACTTGAAATAATTTATTATCAAAATCAGATGTCGAGTAACCTGTACCTGAAGGTAGTGTAGTTGAACTCATTAAAACAATATCACCAGCACTTAGGCCATGAGAATTTTTAGTAATAGTTACACTAGCTGATCCTGAAACAGTTGTAATTGTACAAGAACTAAGTGCATTTCCTAAAGGTGTAATATCATAAAGTTCACCATCATAATAAACAAGTAAAAATTTATCTGTGCCAATGACTATATATTTTTTACCATCTAAACTTACAAAAGCATGTTGTTGTCTAGCTAGCCCTACAATAGATGTTTTAATAGGTGATTGCCACCCGCCAACTTTTTCTGGTAACCCATATCTAAATCTAACGTTATCAGAATCTACCCAACGCTGTTCAGCGCCAGCTCCTGTAGTCTGTTTATCTATTCCAGGTAATATTTTAAAGTCAATAAGAGCCACTTATGACGCTCCTTATGCTGTATTGGTTTTATATGTCCAACCTCTTGTTGCATCTACATATACTAAAGTAACTGATTGTCCCGCTGTACTAAGTACATCATCTGTTGCTGCGCCTTCAATTGGTTGACCGTTTCTGCCAATAGTTAAGTTGTTTGAATTAAATGTTCCTCTTGCATCTAATAAAGATACCTCATCACCTGTACTTGGTGAAGTTGGTAGCGTTACTGTAATTGCTCCACTTGTGGTATTAACCATAACTTGATCACCTGCAACTGCTGTATATGCACCTGTAACAGTTACATAACCTTTTGTCATAGGTCCAGAATGAATGTTAGTTCCATCAGAATATAAAACCATTTTAGCTTTTACTGGTATAGTTACACCTGTTCCAGATACTGTTTTAACTGTTAGTGTATAATTAGATGAAGATCTTGATGTTGCATCTTCTACAATAAAAACTCTTTCAGCAGAACTAGGCATAGTAACTGTTCTGTTTGCTGTTAATGTTCCTGTTAATTTATAATATAAATTTTTACCATTTGATGTTGCAAAACTTGTTAAAGCTAATGCTACATCTGCTGAACCTACAGCTAAAGCTAGATATCCAGATGCTGCTTGTTCTAAAATTTGTAAATTTGTATTAGTAATTCCACCCCAAGTTCCTGACTTTTCACCTGTTGCAATGAGTTCTAATTTTAAATCACTTGATGTACTTGATGCCATATATTCTCCTTATTCTCCATATTATATTAATTTTTTAATAGGGTCAACTACGGTTTTGGAGGTAAAGCCGTAGGATCTATTTCTACCCAAGTGCTTGTAGCACCGGTATTTACACCTGTCCAAGAGCTTGTAGCACCTGTATTTAGAGCAGTCCAGGTTTGATTTGCATTAGGATCTAAATTACTCCAAGCTCTTACGTAAGCTTCACCTGTTGCTATTTCTATTTGACTACCATCTGGTGATACAACTGCATTTGCAGTTACAGTAACAGTACCTGTTGCAATATTTGTTCTATTGCCAGTAACATTAACTGAAGCATCTCCAGTAATTGTAACATTACCAATTGCTACATTTAATCTATTTCCTGTAACAGATACTACTGCATCACTGGTTACAGTAACTGTTCCGGTTGAAACATTTATTCTACTACCACTTGGTGTAATTACAGCTCCACCTGAAGCTGTAACATTTCCAATTGTTAAATTAGATCTGTTTCCTGATGCATTGATTAAAGCATCACCTGTTATTGCTACAGAACCTGTAGCAACATTAACTCTACTTCCCGTTACTGCTGCAATTGCATTTGCAATTACTGTAGCATTACCTGTAGAAATATTTAATCTGTTTCCAGTTACACTTACTAATGAATCACCACTTACGGTAACATTACCTATAGCAAAATTAGTTTGTTTACCTGTAACATTTACTACAGCTGTTCCAGTAGTTGCTACAGTTCCTGTAGCAAGATTAAATCTATTTCCAGTTACATTAACTAAAGAATTACTATTTACAACTACATTACCAATACTAAGATTAGTTTGTTTTCCTGAAACATTAACAATAACGTTAACTGTCCCTTGTCCTGCAAAAGGTGCTTGTGAAAATGTAGTTGCTCCAAAAAACATTTTCTACCTATTCTTTTTTAATTCTTCTATTTCTGCTTTTAATTCTTGTATTGCTTTAATTAGAATTGGATAAGTTTTCATTACATCAGCTTCCCATTTTTCAGGATTATCTTTATGTACTAATCTTGTGTATTCTGCACTACCAAAATCTTGTTCCACTTGATCTAATTCTTGTGCGATAAATCCATAATCTTTTTTACCTTTTCTAGTTCCATCTCTTGTGTTCCAATCAAATTTTACAGGTCGTAAAGCATTTATAAAATCTAATCCATGAGGTATATCCTCAATATTTGTTTTATCTCTTAAATCAGATAATGTTGAAATAGATGTATCTGCACATCTTAGATTATTATTATCTCCATTTCCTAAAGTAATTTGATTATCAGCACTAAAAGATGATGGTTGAGAGTCAAATCCTAAAGAAGCATTGTTACTTCCTGTTGATGTAATTCTTCCAGCTTGATAACCAATGCCTGTATTACAATTTCCTGTAGTTTGATCGCAACCAGCTTGTCTGCCTACATATGTACTACAACAACCTGTTGTGTTTAATTTAGCAGAAAGATAACCTATAGCAGTATTTGAATGACCAGTTGTATCAGCTCGTAAAGAGCAAGTTCCAATTGCAACTTGATTTCCTATTGAATTAGTATTGGATAATGCACAAGTACCTATTGCTACATTTTCAGCAGCATCAATGTGTTCAAACATTGCTCTATAACCTATGGCTATATTACATGCAGCTGATGTAGCATCTAGTAAACCTTGATAACCCATTACTATATTACAACCACCTGTCATTGCTGCTTGAGATGCACCTTGACCTATTATTATATTTCCATTTCCTGTAGTTAAACCACAACCAGATCTTTCACCAATTCCTATATTTGAATCTCCTGTAGTCTGATTCATTAAAGATTGATAACCAACTGCAACTGTGTTTCCACCTGTTGTGTTATCAAATAAAGAACACATTCCAACAGCTGTGTTTTTACCTGCCGTTGTATTTTTTTTCAAAGAAAATCTACCTACACCTGTGTTACAACCACCTGTAGTGTTTGCTTGAAGTGAACCATTACCAATAGCACTATTACATGAACCTGTAGTGTTTGCTTCTAAAGAATTACCAAAGGCTGCATTTTCTGCACCTGTAGTATTTACTAACATAGAAGATCTTCCTACTGCAACATTAGTTGACGCTGTTGTGTTAGCATTTAATGCACAAAAACCAACTGCAACATTATTAGTTCCTGTCGTATTAGATTTTAAAGTACAATTACCAAGAGCTGTATTACTAGAAGCTGTTGTATTATTTGTTAATGATTCATATCCAACTGATACATTATCAGCTCCCGTAGTATTATTATCTCCAGATAAATTACCAATAGCAACATTTTTAGATCCTGTTGTGTTTAATTTTAAAGCAAGCGTACCTAATGCTGTATTTGCATCTCCTGTTGTGTTCGCACATAAAGCTTCAAAACCAACTGCTGTGTTATTTGAAGCTGTTGTATTAGCTTTTAAAGCACTACACCCAACTGCAACATTGTTATCACCCTGTGTGTTAGCTCCTAATGAAGACATTCCTAAAGCTACATTCTTTGCACCTGTCGTATTAAGTTCCAAAGCATTAACACCCATTGAAGTATTTTGACAACCAGAAGTCATCTTTCTACTAGAATTAACACCCATAGCAGTATTATGATCACCTGTAGTTATTCCCTCATACATAGAATATGCTCCAACAGCAGTATTATTTTCTCCTGTTGTATTTGCTCTTAAAGAACAAAATCCAATACCTGTATTAAATCCAGAAGTAGTTTTTCTAAGAGCTTGATAGCCCATAGCTGTGTTTCCAGAGCTTGTTACATTACTACACAATGCACTTCTTCCTATGGCAACACTTGTTCCACCTGTAGTGGTTGAACACATAGCATCACAACCAATTGCAACAGTAGCACCACCTGTAGTATTGGCTACAAGTGCGTTTGTTCCAACTGCAACGTTAGTTGCGCCTGTTGTGTTACAAGCTAAAGCATAGTAACCAAATGCTGAATTGTCATCTGCTGTAGTATTTTTTCTTAAAGCATTATAACCAAAAGCAGAATTGTATTCTCCCTCAGTATTATCTCCTAAAGCTGTTCCACCAACTGCTGTGTTCTGGTCGCCTGTTGTATTATCTGTTAAAGCACCACAACCTATTGCAACATTGTTTGCACCTGTAGAGTTATTAGTTAATGAAAAATAACCTAACGCTGTATTATTATTAGCTGTTGTATTATTTGCTAAAGCATGTTCTCCAATACCTGTATTATTTACGCCTGTTGTGTTTGTAGTTAAAGAATCTACACCTAACGCAGTATTACAATTACCTGTAGTGTTACTTGCTAAAGAACTTTTACCAACTGACGTATTTTTTGTTCCTGTAGTATTAACATATAAAGAAAAAGCACCTACACCTGTATTATTATCTGCTGTTGTATTTGCGTTTAAAGATAAATAACCAACTGCTGTATTAATATTTGCTGTTGTGTTGTTAGATAAAGTACCATAACCTACCGAAACATTTCTAATTCCCTCTGTGTTAGAGCATAAAGCAAGACTACCTAAACCAACATTACGATCTCCTATTGTGTTGTCGCATAAAACTTGATAACCAATAGCTGTGTTATAATCTGCTGTAGTATTTGCAGTTAACGCACTTCTTCCAATTGCTGTATTATACTCACCTGTTGTGTTAGCATTCAAAGCTGATACTCCCACTGCTGTATTATCATCTGCTTCAGTATTGCTTCTAAGTGCAAAATCTCCAATCGCAACATTATCATCACCTGTAGTGTTACTACATAAAGCTATATGACCGACCGCTGTATTATTTCCTCCTGTTGTGTTAGAACATAAAGAACTATGACCTACTGCTACGTTATTTGTTCCTGATGAATTAGCAAATAAAGAACGATAACCAACTCCTGTATTATCTGCACCTGTATTATCTCTTAAAGATTGATGACCTAAAGCTGTGTTATCTGAACCTGTTACGTTAGTAGATAAAGCAGAAAAACCAACAGCTACATTATTAACTGCTGTTGTGTTAGCACATAAAGATTGATAACCAAGAGCAGTATTATTAGAAGCTGTTGTGTTAGATAATAATGCGTCAGCACCGACAGCAACATTGTTATCACCAGAAGTAGTGTTTCTTAATGATCTACGACCAACACCTGTGTTTGAAGTGCCTGTTGCACTATTTAAAGAGTTCATACCAATTGCAACAGAACAAGTACCTGTCGAAGCTGTTGCAAAAGCACCTGCACCTATAGCTACATTGTCACTTCCTGTAGTTAATGCTGTACCTGCAGTATTACCAATAGCTACGTTATTATTACCACCAGATTGAATTGAATCTAATGCAGTATCTCCCATAGCTACATTAGCTGTTCCTGTAGGATAATTACCATCTAATTTTATTGTGCCACCGTCAACGGCTAATGCTCCAGAAATCGTGATTGCTGAAGTAGTTCCTGAGTTCGTAAATGTTGCGCCTGCAGGAATTGTAATCGTATCACCAGATGCACCAATAGTAATAGTATTACTTGATTCATTGATAATATTATTACCTGCTTGGTCCTGGATTGTATCTACTTTTATAATACTACTCATTTTCTAATTCCTTTACTCTTGCTGTGAGTTCTTGTATTGCATTGACTAATATTGGAATTAATTTACCTTGTGTAGCTTCTAATCTATCTGGGTTAGATTTTAGTACAAGTTGTAAATTTTCTTCTATGTTATGTTTTTGTTGAACTTCGTCTAAATCTTGAGCAATAAATCCAACATCTTTTTCACCTTTTTTAGAACCATCTCTCATTGTCCAATCAAAAGTAACAGGTTTAAGATCATTGATAAAATCAAGACCTACCTTTAAGTCACAGATATTTGACTTATCTCTTTTATCAGAAATAGCTGTAATGGATGTAACTTGCGCTCTTACAGCAGTAACATTTGTATCTCCTAATGTAACTTCATTATTAGCTGTACCTGATGATGGTTGTGCACTATATCCTAATAAAGTTTGATTGAAACCTGTAGAAACTTGCGAACCAGCAGAATGACCTATGGCAGTATTATTTCTATCTCCACTGCCTGACATATTTAATAAAGCATTTTTACCAACAGCTGTATTTCTATTTCCAACTGTTAAAGTGCATAATGTTTGGAATCCTATACCTGTATTATCTGCACCTGTTGTATTAGCAGTTAAAGATTTGAAACCTACGCCTGTATTACTACCGCCTGTTGTATTAGTAAATAAAGAACAAAGCCCTACAGCTGTATTATTATCTGCTGTAGTGTTAGATTGTAAAGAGAAAGATCCAATAGCAGTGTTATTTCCACCTGTAGTCATTAAATGACCAGCACAAAAACCAACACCAACATTACATGCACCTGTTGTATTTGCCTCAAGTGCTTGGTTTCCAAAAGCTGTATTTTTACTTGCAGTATTCATTTCTAAAGATAAATCTCCAACTGCTGTGTTATTCCCACCATTAACATTACAAAGTAAAGAATTTCTACCAACGGCAACATTATTTCCAGCATCTGTGGTTTTAAGTAAAGCACAAACACCTATAGCGACATTACCAGCACCTGTTGTAAGCGCACATAAAGAACAAGCACCAACTGCTGTATTATTATTTCCTGTTACAGTAGCCACCATAGATGCTCCACCAACTGCTGTGTTAAAATCTCCTGTAGTTCCAGCTACTAAGGCATTTGATCCAACTGCAACATTACAACATCCTGTGGTATTTGCTTTCATGGCTTGTCTTCCAAGTGCAGTATTTCTTACCCCAGAAGTATTTGCAAATAAAGCACAGAAACCTACTGCTGTATGTTGGTCTGTATCAGAATTAGTATATAAAGCATATCTACCGACTGCTGTATTAGAATGTCCTGTAGTGTTAGTTTCCATCGCATTATTACCAACAGCAACATTATCATTTGCAGTTGTATTAGATTGTAAAGATGATCTTCCTAATGATGTATTACTTGTACCTGTTGTATTAGAACATAAAGAATTTCTACCAATAGCTGAATTGTTTGCTCCTGTTGTGTTTGCTGCCATAGAACAAGCACCCACAGCAGAATTACCATCTGCTGTTTCATGTAAAGCTAAAGCACCCATACCTATAGCAGTATTAAACTCTCCTTCAGTGCTAGCTTTCATAGCACTTTGTCCTATAGCTACATTTTTACATCCTGTAGTATTATTACAAAAAGAAAAACTACCTATTGAAACATTTTGTTGACCTGTTGTAGTTTTTAAACCAGAACATTGACCTATTGCAATGTTATTACTTGCTGTTGTATTAGAACATAAAGCACCACAACCAATTGCTATATTACATCCACCCGTTGTGTTTTTACATAAAGACTGATAACCTAAAGCACTATTATGTGCTCCACTAGTATTTAAAAATAATGATCTATACCCAACACCTACATTTCCATCGCCTGTGGTTCTAAAAACAGCTTCACTACCAACAGCTACAGTATAATTTGCTGTTGAATCTCTTGCTGCATCATAACCTATTCCTACATTGTCTTGTGTAGTTGTAATATCACAAAGAGCGCCTGTTCCAACAGCAGTATTTCTTGTTCCTGTTGTGTGGTTAAATAAAGATAATCTACCTACAGCAGTGTTACAACTACCTGTAGTATTTTTACACAATGCACTTCTACCTAATGCTGTATTATCATTTGCTGTTGTGTTAGCAGTAAGTGACAAATGACCTACAGCTGTATTATAATTACCAGTTGTGTTTGCATCTAAAGACCCTGAACCAATAGCAGTATTATCTGTACCTGTATTATTTAAAACTAAAGCACCACAACCCATTGCTGTATTATTAGCACCAGAGGTATTAGCACTTAATGCTGCAGATCCTACGGCTGTATTTTGATTACCTGATAAACTTCCATCATCTAAAGCAGCATTTCCTAACGCAACGTTATTAGTTGCTGTAGGATAGTTACCATCTAATTTTATTGTGCCACCATCTATACTAACATTACCAGCTACAGTTAATCCATCTGTTACTGCTGTTCCTGTAACATCTATACCAGTAGCTGTTGTTGCAAATTTTTTTGAGTTGTCATAATATAAATCTACTGAGGTTCCATTAAACGATTCAATCATTGAAGCATCAGCAGGTGTTCTTACATAAAAAGCTGCACCTGACATTATTTTTATACTACCAGTACCGGTATCAGAAATAATTGAATTACTTCCATCATGATAAATTTGTAAATCTGAACCAGCACCAAAGATAGCTTTTTTATTATCACCTAATAAAATATCTTCTGTAAATGTAACGTCTTCGTCACTTGAAATTGTAATTGCAACTGAAGTTGCATTGTCATCTATACCTGCAGAGGTAAAACCAGAAACGGAACCTTGAATAGCTAATGTGGCTCCACTAGGTATAGTAAAAGTATCACCACTGTCACCTAAGGTAACAGCGGTGCCAGATCTTGGACTGAGTTTATTTACTTTTACTTCACTCATTTATCTTCTGTTTTTACTTCCTCTTTTTCTTCTTCAGGTAGATTTGATTTTAAAATATCTAAATAATGTTTTAACAAAATTTCATTGTGGTCAAAATTAATTTTTAACTTACTTTGATTTTGATTGATTACTTGGATATTATTTAACGCAACTTTCCCTTCATCTGAAAGCTTAGTTTCATCGTACTTTTTATCGTCAATTGTGATCATTTAGACTCCTAGCTTGCTGTATAAGCTTTACCGGAAGTGATTGCTGCATTTACTGCAGTCATATCTTCATCAGTCCAATAATCTTTAGCAACCATGAGTTCTAAGTGTTCAACATTTCTATCTACACAATCTTGTCTATCAGATGCTTTTTCATCCGCCATTTTAGAACCATCAATGATACCATTGATTAGATCTACAGAATGACCCATAGCTGTATAGTCTTGAGCGATTTCTTCTGCTGTTTTTACTTCGTCTGACATAGTTTATCCTCCTTGATTATATTGTTGCGCACGCAACTTTTGTATTGATTGTATCAATTTTTTTTAAATTATCAATAATAAGCTTAGGTTCTACCATATTGTTTCTCGGGTCACTATCATTAAATTTAGCTTCATCCCATTCTTTTCCCATATGAAAATGTAGGTTTTTATTATGAGAATAACCAAATTGTATCCACCTTGTTGAACCCCAAATGACAACTCCAGCTTTTTTAGCTGATGGTGAGAAATGCTGTAAACAGCTATCTATACTAACAAAGGTTTCAGCACCTTTTAACATTTCATGAATTTGAGCCCAATGTAGATCACATCTAATTGTACCATTAAAATGTGGTTCATTAGGTAAAACACAGTTAATAATAGTTGTATCTTTATATTCTTCCAACAACATATTAACTAATTGTTGAGCAAGATATGGTTGATAGTTTCTATTTGGATTGATATTTGTATATTGAACATTTGTCCCATAGTTCCATTTAGCTTGGCCACCTGAAAACTGAATCATAATGTATTTACCAATATTATTATCACCTAACCATTTAGTAACAGCTGCTTTATGATTATCTGTATATAATTTAGGTGTCATTGATTTATCATATTTAACACCATGATGCTCACAATAACTTTCAATTATATGTTGTTTACCAAATTGAAAATTTGATTTGTATGGCTCACAATAAAATATATTATCAGACGCCATAATTCTTGGATCTTGCAAAGGTATGGTTTGCTCTAATGCAAGTTTAACATCAGGATTACCTGCAAAGCAATCGATGTACGGAGTGTAAATTTGCACTTCCGATTTTTTTCTTAGTTTAGGTAGTAAAGCAGTAAATGCAGTACATTTACCAACACCACCTTCTACAACGTATGTATTAAGCATTATATTCCTTTCGATTATATTAGTTGTTTTCTAACGCTTCTATTCTAGATTTCAAGTCTTTATTTTCTTCTGATAGTTCTTTTATTGCATTGACCAAGTACCAAGTTATGTTATCAGGGTCTACAGTTTTAACTCCTGTTGATTCTGTTTTTACAACATCTGGTAAAATTTGTTCTATCTCTTGTGCGATAACACCAAGTTGAATACCTTCTTTTTCTATAGCTTGATTTTTAGGTAAATCTGTTATTTCATCTTTTTTTCTATACTCAAAATTTCTAACTTGTATTTTAGATATTTTTTCTAACCCTATATTATTATCAACAATATTTTTCTTTAATCTTTGATCTGATGTAGTTGACCAAGTTGAAGCATTGCTTCCTTGAAAAATACCACCTGTACCACCAGCTACAATAAAACCTGTACTACTTCCTTTTCCAACAATTTGGGAATGAGCTCCAATAACTAAACTACTCTCATCATCTTCTGCAGCTGGAGAGGTGTAAGCACCTAAAAAAGTATTATGATCTCCTGTAGTAAGATTAAATGCCCAAGCACCAGATTGAAAACCTATTGCTGTGTTTTCTGTTCCTGATGTAACTGCATGTAAAGAATTTGTTCCAATGGCAACATTATAATTTGAATCTGATGAATCTAAAGCGTTTGTACCTATTGCTATTGATCTTTCTCCTGTTTGGTTTGAAACTAATGAACAAAAACCTATTGCAATATTATCACAAGCAGTTGTGTTAGCTTGTAAGGCTTTAAAACCAAATGCTGTATTTCGTATTCCTGTAGTGTTAGATTTTAAAGCATCTGTTCCTACAGCTGTGGTATTTGTAGCTGTTGTATTAGCACAAAGAGCTTGATAACCAACTGCAACAATGTTATCTGCTGTATTATTATATAAAGAATAAGCACCTACTGCTGTATTACTAGATGAAGAATTAGCTGTGTTACTTAATGAAGCATAACCAATAGCAACACTATCGTTATTTGCATTCCCATTATCAAGAGTTAAATTACCGACTACAACATTTCTTGTACCTGTAGTGTTAGCACAAAGAGCTCTACACCCAACAGCTACGTTATTATTGGCTGTTGTATTTTCAAGTAAAGCAAGTACACCGATAGCAGTATTGTCTGAACCTGTGGTATTACATCTAAATGCAGAGTTACCCATAGCAACGTTGTGTCCGCCTGTTGTTGTCGCAAGACCTACTAAATCTCCAACAGCAACATTTCCATTTGAAGCAGTAGTTTGATCTCTTAAAGCTAATTGACCAATAGCTGTTGAATTAACTCCTGTAGTATTAGAACATAAAGCACCTCTACCAAAAGCTGTGTTTACCGACCCTGTAGTATTAGATTTCATTGCACCACAACCAAATGCTGTATTACATGAAGCTGTTGTATTAGCACCTAAAGCATTTGTACCAAAAGCAGTATTTTGTCCACCTGTTGTGTTAGAAGCCATAGAGCAAAATCCAACAGAAGTATTCCCAGCTCCAGTAGTATTAGCCCTCATAGCATTTAAACCCATAGCTGTGTTGTTTGAAGCTGTAGTATTTAAAAGTAAAGCATCATAACCCACAGCAGTGTTTCCTACACCTGTAGTATTAGCACATAATGAATTACCACCTAAAGCAGAGTTTGTTGAACCTGTTGTATTTTTACATAGAGCTTGATTTCCAACAGCTACGTTATTACCAGCTGTTGTGTTTGCTGTTAGTGCGCTATTACCAACTGCTACGTTAGGAGTTCCTGTTGTATTACATCTTAAAGAATGATAACCAAATGCTGTATTATTATTTGCTGTGGTGTTGCATAATAAACTTTCTTGTCCTACTGCTGTATTATTAGAACCTGTTGTGTTGCAACCTATAGAAGCAAAACCGATTGCTACGTTTTTTTGTCCTGTGGTGTTTTTAGTAGATGCTTCTTTTCCTATTGATACATTATCTCCACCTGTTGTATTTGCATCTAAAGTTAAAGCACCAATTGCAATATTATTTGTTCCTGTTGTATTAGAAAAAAGTGAATCATGACCAACAGCTGTATTACGACTAGCTGTCGTGTTTGAAAATAATGCATTTCTACCTATTCCCACATTACAAGAACCTGTGCTATTGTTATTTAATGCTTGACTACCAATAGCATGATTTCTTGATCCTGTAGTATTATTAACAAGTGCAAGACGACCTACGGCTACATTATGATCACCTGTAGTGTTAAGTGTTAAAGCCTGACAACCCATTGCTGTATTTTGTTCTCCTGTTGTATTAGCACATAATGCTGATCTACCTACAGCTGTGTTACCAGCAGCTGTGGTGTTACAACTTAATGCTGATCTACCTATTGCTGTATTAGCTGAACCTTCTGTATTTTCTCTCATCGCCGAAAGACCTATTGAAATATTACCAGAACCAGTTGTATTATCTTCTAAACTAAAATTACCAATAGCCATGTTATCGCCAGATGTTGTATTAGATTTTAAAGCACAAAATCCAATACCCATGTTATCAGCAGCCGTTGTGTTACTACATAAAGCATTAAAACCAATAGCTAAACCTCTAATACCTGTTGTGTTAGCCCTTAAGGCACATCTACCTACTGCTGTTTGAGAATGACCTGTTGTATTTTGTTCTAAAGTATTTGCACCTATTGATGTATTACTGTCTGCTGTAGTGTTATCTTGTAAAGCACATAAACCAATTGCAGTATTTCCTGTTCCTGTAGAATTAGCACAAAAAGCATTTGCACCTAATACTGCATTACCAAAACCTGTTGTGTTAGCTCTACCAGAGTATCTACCTACAAATGTTCCATAAGAACCAGAAGTATTAGATAAACCAGAGTCTTTACCTACCGCAGTAAGATAAAAACCATCAGCGTTATTTTTTAAAGATTCAAAACCTACTGCAACATTTTCATTTGATGTTGTAAGGCACATTGCATTAGTACCAATTGCTACGTTATTTATATTTGTTGAACTCGTTTTTAAAGCAGCTCTACCAATAGCAACATTATCATCTCCTGTTGTATTAGAGTCTAAAGCTTGATAACCAATTCCTACATTTCTATCTCCCTCTGTATTTGCATCTAAAGAATAATTACCCACTGCAACATTACAAGCACCTGTAGTATTTGATTTTAAGGAACATCTACCTACAGCCACGTTTTCATTTGCTGTTGTGTTACTGACTAAAGCTTTAAAACCAATTGCAACATTATTTGAACCTGTTGTATTTAAAGCTAAAGCATCTGCACCAACTGCTACGCTTTGAGAACCTGTTGTAGAGGTTTTAAAAGCAAAATAACCAACTGCTGTATTGCAACTAGCTGTAGTATTAGAACATAATGCGTTTACACCCATAGCAATATTTTTTTGTCCTGTTGTATTAGCTTTTAAAGAATCAAATCCAATAGCAGTATTGTTTGAAGCTGTTGTGTTTTGACCTAAAGAACCACAACCGATTGCAGTATTACAGTTTCCTTCAGTATTAGAGCCTAATGCATTATATCCATAAGCAACGTTTTTGCTTCCTGTAGTGTTTAAAAGCATTGATTGGAAACCAGAGGAAACATTATTTACTCCTGTTGTATTTGCATTTAAAGCACATGAACCTAATGCAGTGTTTCTGTTACCTGTTGTGGTAGCTCTTAAAGAATTTTTACCTATCGCAGTGTTGTCACTTGCTGTTGTATTACCACCTAGAGATTGTGAACCCAAACCTGTATTATTGGAACCAGATGTATTTGCATCTAAACTGTTGAATCCAATAGCAACATTTTCTTGTCCACCTTCATTTTCACCTAAAGCAGCATTACCTACTGCAACATTGTAACCACCACTTAAACTCCCATCATCTAAAGCAGCATCTCCTAAAGCAACATTTGATGTTCCTGTAGGATAATTACCATCTAATTTTACTGTTCCACCATCAACGACAAAGTTTCCTGTAAGAGTTAATCCTCCACCTGGAGCTAAACTTACGCCTGAAGGTACAACAACCGTGTCTCCTGAAGTTCCAAGAGTTAACGTTGTTCCTGATTGCGGGTCTATTTGATCTACTTCAATTTTACTCATTATACGACAACTACCGTTCCTGTTATTGTTTGTGTTCCTGTTATTGTAACTGGTCCTGCTAAAACTCCAGAATCTATTGTTTGATCTTCAGAAAGAGTTGATGCATGAGTTACTACATAATCTGTTGCTGTCATAGATGGAGATATAGCTCTAGCTGCAGGTAAAGTACAAAAAACTGTTTTTGTTCCTGCCGAAAAATCTACTGCATTATCAGAATTAGAAGAAGAAATAATTGTGTCTCTAGATAAAGTATCAGGACTAGCATCCGTTACAGTTCCAATACCAACTTCAAATTCAGTAGTTCCGTCATTAGAAATGGCATAGTAAGTTCGTTTACCAGTACCAATTCCTGATACAAAAGTCTCAAAACCAGTTTCTGCGCCAGCTAGTGAAATTGTTCCAGTTCCAGTAGTAGTAGATGTTTCTTTAACTCTATCGTTTACTATCAACGCTGCCATTAATTAACCTCTATTTATTACGCATCGCCTAATCTAATAATCGCAGCAGAGCTCGTTGCAGCAGGAAAGGCAACTGTAAAGTCACCGTTAGTAGAAGTTTTATCACCGCCAAAGTCTAAAACTAAAACTGCTTCATTAGAACTATTTTTATATATCAAACCAAATCTTGCAGTGATTGTAGCTGACGTCCATGTTTCATCAGAAAAATCTACAAAAGCAATATTACTTGATACCGCTACGCCTAAATTAGTTAATGCCTGACCTCCAGCTGAATAACCTGTTCCAGATACTTCATTACTAGTGCTATATGCAGTAGTAGATGTGCTGAAACTAGCTGAAGATGTATACAGTGCTAAATTAAAGGTACTACCACTGTTTCCAGAAGTATCAAAACTAAATTTGCCCTTTAAAAGATCTGTTTTAAAAGAGTCAGGTACTATATTAGCCATATTTTATCTCCTTAGTATTTTGATGGTGATTCAGATTGCATTCCAGTTCGAATGACCCCATCTTGCCATTCGTCCCGACGTCTTCTACCTTGTTGTTCAATAGAGTACGATTGTAAAGCTCTTTGATAAGCCTGTTCATAGTATTGTAGCATATCTCCAGGGCCTTTCAAGTATCCATATGCTTCTACCAGACAACAAAATAAAAGTAAATCTTGATATTTATTACTTGTATAAGTTCCATTTGTACTTGGAGGAGTAGTACCTGTTGTTGTAGTAATACTCTCTGGTTGTTTAATATAAGCCATAGTTATTTCATAAGTACTATCAGGTGTAGGTGATACCACCCAATTATTAGCATCCCAATTAGCATAGTATTTTGGAATTCCAGATTGAGTTGCTGGCGCATCATAATACTCAGACATAAAACTAGTATCTCTTTTTTCTAAAAATACTTGTTTGTTATTTGAATCTTTTAATTGAATATATCTAATTATTCTTAAATCAGTTGGTATTGTTACATATCTACTACCGGTAACTAAATTAGATGTAGCATAAAATCTATTATCATCAGAATCAGAATCTCTATAGATTCTATTTTCTGCATTTTTAATAATAGTATTTAATACGCCAGTAGAAAAAACTGTACTGTCAACTTCAGTATAGTTTCTAATATCATCTTGTAAGTTTGTTAAAGTATAAGCCATTATGGTGTTAGAGTAACTGGTCCTGCAGTTACGAACATTCCTCCTGATTTTTCTGTTACAGTTGCATTACTTCCGCAATTGAAACTATAACTGTTTGTATCTACTACTGTTATACTAAATCCTGATGTATTTTCAAATAAAGAAAAAACCAGGCCTCCGGGACTTCCATTTACATTTCTAAATACAACAGTATCATTTGTTGATCTTCCATGCGCAGGTTCTGTAACAGTTACAGTGCTTGATCCTGAAGTTAAACTTAATGGATTTCCTGGTAATAAATTTTCTGTTGCAGGTTCAGTTCTATCTGGTCTTGCATTAGATAATCCTTGTGGATCACCTGTAAATCTTGTTGGTTGAATCTGTGGTTGTTTAGCTTCAAATTCTGATGTGTGTACAAAACTACCGTCCCATTCAGTTACCATTTCTTGATATGGAAATGCCATACCTGATCTATCCGATATTGCTTGTGCATATTTTCCTCTAGATAATTTTGCCATTACACGCTCGGATAATAAGTTTTAGGAGTTATAAAAGAACTAGAAGAAGATCCATCTTCTGATAATGCTCTTTGTAATTCATCTTCATATAACATTTTTAATGGTTCAATTCTTTCAGGAGAAAATTTTACAGCTAAATAATAAGCAAGTCCTGCTACCATACAAGGTACAAATCTGTAAGGTACATCTGCATCATTACTATAGCTTCCGGCATCTTGAATTCTTTTTACGTAGTAGTAATTAAAAAAATTTCCAGCTTCAGAAGTTCCTGGAGTTAGATACAAAGTAACAGTTACTTTATCTATAAATCTTTGAACAAAATATTGTGTAGGTTGTCCATTAGAAGTTTTATTCGATAAAGCTTGATAAGTTGATCTATTTATTTTTGTAAGAGGTGTATCTATATTACTAGAATTTCTATAACTAGCTTCTAAAATATCATCAACACCATAAACAGCAGTTGCACTTGAAGTTCCATCAGATGTTGATCTGAACATTGTATAAACTGCTTGATTATTAACTAATGTAATTGAGTTATTAGCTATTTCCCAATAATGCAAACCTCTGTTTGACCATTCTTGAAACATTATATTTAAAGAACGTCTAGCAGTTTTTAATTGATATCCAGAAACACCTTGTATTCCAATTCTTTCAAAAGCTTCTTCTACAATATCTGCAATAGAAAAACCTTTTTCAAAAACTGTAGTTCCAGAGGTAGTGTTAGCCATTTACCCTCCTAGCCAGTATAACCAATAGTTACCGATGTCGTATTAGTTAAATCTAAATATATTCCAGTTCTACATCTAATTCCGCTTCCAGGAACATAAACGTCTATACCTTCTGTTCCACAGTTAGCTTCATAAACTAAAGCGCCAGTTGCATCTGTTCCATCATAAATTTTAATATTACTATTAGCCACTCCTTCAGCTTGAATATAAGTTATTCTAGCTGGGCCAATAAAATTACTAGATGCGTCTGTTGCTCTACCAAATCTTCCGTCGGAAGTTCTGCAAGAAAACTGTTGATCTGATGTTGCCATAATTTTTCTCCGTTAAAATTTATGTGGGGCCGAAGCCCCACACTAATTATTTATTAGCTTAAATTATTATTTTGTAAATACAAAATAGTAATTCTAACTTCACCAGCACTTGTAGCTGCAGAGTTAGTTACGTTTAATCTTTGATCAGACGATCCGATATCTTCCCAAGCTAAAGCTCCACCTGCTTCAGTTGTTGGGTATTTTCTACCGGCAGTAGTTCCGATTGCAAATGTGTTAACAAGAGCAGTAGCTGCTCCTCCAACGAAACCAACACTAATGTTAGTTGCACCTGATGCTGCTGTGATTACGTCAAAAACACAATCAATGATTTGTGAGTTTGCTGGAATGATTACATTTGTTGCTGATGCAGCAAGTGCTCCTCCAGATAAGTCAGCTGCAAAAGTTTGTGCCATTACAACTTGACCAGTATTTTTCATGTCAGTTCCAACAGTAGTACCTGTAGTATTTTTAATAGTACCAGCTAATATTGGTCCTGAAAATGTAGTTTGTGCCATAATTATATCCTCCTAGTTTCCGATCATAGTCTCTAGGCCGTCGACTATACTCGTCTATGATCTAATTAATTGTATAGTAAGTTTTTTATATACTAGTTTTAGGTAGAGTGCAAGAAGTCCTACAGTGCGGAGTGGAATTTTTCCAACGATGTAGCTTTTTTATTAAGTAGCTACTGAAACTTGTGGAGTAACACTTTCAATAGTGTTTTGTTTGTGAGCAACTGCTGCTTCTGCTAGTTTGATCTTTGTGATAACTTCTTTTACTTTGTCATCAATTCTGACCATTTCAAGAGTATATCTACCGTTAGACAGATGCTCCTGTTCCCACTTCAACTCCAAGGACCTTTTTTGTTTGTATAGGTCTTGTATCATCCATAACCTCCTCATAGGTTATTCTGTATTTATCGGAAGCAAATACTTTAGTTCCGATATGTTCCCATTTTATAACATTTTCTCCTAGTTTGTCAACTATGGCTTGTTCTAAGGAAACTGCGTTATCTTCTGATAACACTTCAAATCTTGCGTAGTGATCGTAGGCATTTATTGTGACTGTAAATTTTTTCATGAAATTTCTTTCTACTTTCATAATGAGGCGGAACTGTGTCCGCCTCAAAATTTTTAATTATTATGCACCTGGTGATGCAAAAATACCTCTATAGTCAGATACACCAAATGAGTATCTTTCTCTAGCTTTGTATCTTACGTTACCAGTGTCGAAATCACCTTCCATTGCAGTTTTGATAGCTGCTCTGTCAAAGTACTTCATACCATTAGGCACGTCTGTGATAATGTAGAATGCATCTGGATCAGTTAAGAAATTGTTCACTCTATAACCTTGAGGAACCATTCCCATTGATACGATTGCATTGATATCATTATCAGCAGTACCAACTCTACCTTGAGACTTCATAAGTCTTTCAGCAGTGAACTGAAGTTCAGAAGGGATAATCATTTTAACACCTCTTGCAGCAATTTTTAGACCTCTTTCGTCTGTCATTGCAGCAATGTCAATTAATGATTGCTCTAATGAAGTTTCGT